GGACGGTCTCTTTAAGTATCTTCCCAAAAACGATGAAGCTTGGGTTGATTTCCTCCGACCATTTATGAAACTTACACGAAAAGAAAAAAGAAACACAAACAAAATTTAATTCCTTCTATGAAAGAACAAGATAGTACAAAAATGGAATTTCTATTAACACTCAATGACAACATTGTAGTTCAAAGATTTTTCAATGTTAGGGGATATAATCCCAAAGCAAAAAACTCAGTTGACCTGTATCATTTGGTTGAAGATATTGCTCGAGACTTGCAATATCATCTTAAAATGAAAACTGTCATCTATATGACGGACAACAGTGAATCCATTATGCATGATGCTTCAATCATGGATACTTCATATACTGATGGTCCTGAAATTTTTAATATTCTAATCAAAAATGGTGACACGACAATTTGTCACAGAATTTTTGATGGAAAATTTTTTCCACCAAAAGTGAGGTATACTGTGGACGTACGTCCATTCTTGAAAGATATCTTACGAGATCTTACTGACATTTTTTCATCCCAAACATTAAGTTTCAAATATTTGGATCTTGATCTAAGTAAGTGAATATTTAATAATACTAAGGGGCATATTACGACAACATGAACAAAAATTTCGATTATTTGGGGAACGCATTTCAGATTCAACTATTGAATCAGATTGTGGTAGATAAAGATTTTTCTTCTTCAATAATGGATGTTATTGAGGCAAATTATTTTGATAACAAGTATTTCAAGATCATTCTTCAAATGATCAAAGAATACTATGTAAAGTATGAGTCCACTCCAAATTTCGATACCCTCGAACAAATTGTTAAGTCAGAAGTTTCACAAGAGTTAGTTGTAAAAATTGTATTAGATACTCTTAAACAAGTTAAAGAAGCTCCATTCGAAGGAACTCAGTTTGTTCAGGAAAAGGCATTAAAGTTCTGTAAACAACAAGAACTTCAAAAAGCAATGGACAAGGCTCAAAAGATAATCACACAAGGTGATTTTGAATCTTATGACAAAGTAGAGGGTTTGGTTCGAGAAGCATTACAAGTTGGAGAAATTGAAAAAGGTCAAACAGATATTTTTTCTGATTTGGAAACTGTTTTGGATGAGGACTATAGACATCCAATCCCTATGGGAATACCGGGTATTGACAAATTGTTAAAGGGAGGGTTAGCTAAAGGAGAAATTGGAGTTATACTTGCACCAACTGGTGTTGGTAAAACAACAATATTAACCAAGATTGCTAATACAGCATTTAACATGGGGTATAATGTCCTACAAATATTTTTTGAAGACAACCCTAAGATAGTTCAACGTAAACATTTTACAATTTGGACAGGTATCCCACCAGATGATTTGGCAAATCATAAAGAAGAAGTAATGGGTAAAATTACGGAGATTCAAGAAACTATGAAAAATAAACTTGTTCTCAAAAAATTAGCTTCTGATACTATGACTATGAATCAAATCAAAAATCAAGTAAGAAAGTTGATTGCTGACGGAACAAAGATAGATATGATTATGTTAGATTATATCGACTGTGTTTTACCTGAATCATCATCAAAAGACGAGTGGAAAGCTGAGGGGTCTGTAATGAGAGGTTTCGAGGCAATGTGTCACGAACTTAATTTAGTTGGATGGACTGCAACTCAAGGTAATAGAAGTAGTATTTCTTCAGAAGTAGTTACTACAGACCAAATGGGGGGATCAATCAAAAAGGCTCAAGTTGGACACGTAATTATTACGGTAGCTAAGACATTACAACAAAAAGAAATGAATTTGGCGACCATAGCAATTACAAAGTCTCGTCTCGGTAAAGACGGAGTTGTCTTTGAAAATTGTAAGTTTAACAATGAATTACTTGAAATAGATACAGAAAGTTCTGTAACATTCTTGGGATTTGAAGAACAACAAGAAGAGAAAAAGAGAGACAGAGTCAAAGAGTTGATGGAAAAAAGAAAACAAAAAGAGCAACAACAAACACAACAATTATAAAATACAATTACTTATGGAAAAAATTTTAATAGAAAATCCTAATCGATTTGTGATATTCCCTATTGAGCATAATGATATATGGGAGTTTTACAAAAAACATCAAGCGGCTTTTTGGACGGCCGAAGAAGTTGATTTGACTAACGATATCAGAGATTGGAATAATTTGACTGAAAATGAACAATACTTCATCAAAAATATTCTATCATTCTTTGCTGCGTCTGATGGGATTGTAAATGAAAACTTAGCGGAAAACTTCGTAAAAGAAGTTCAATATCCCGAGGCAAAGTTTTTTTACGGATTTCAATTGATGATGGAAAACATTCACAGTTTGATGTACTCCTTATTGATTGATACTTACATATCTAATGAGAATGAAAAACAACTATGTTTCACCGCTTTAGATAATTTACCTGCAGTTCAGAAGAAGGCTAGTTGGGCTTTGAATTGGATCAAAAATTCAACATTCCAAGAACGTTTAATTGCATTCGCTGCGGTCGAAGGTATATTCTTTTCAGGATCATTTTGTTCAATCTTTTGGTTGAAATCAAGAGGAATCATGCAAGGATTGGCTAATGCGAATAGTTTGATTTTCAAAGATGAAAACTTACACTGTGATTTTGCAATTCATTTGGTGAATAACCATTTGGAGAACAAACCATCTGAAAAAAGAATTAAAGAAATTCTTTTGTCAGCACTCGAGATCGAAAAAGAATTTATCACAGAATCTCTACCCGTTTCATTGATTGGAATGAATTCTAATTTGATGAAACAATATTTGGAATTTGTCACTGATGGACTTTTAGTTAAGTTCGGTTGTAAAAAAGAATTCAATGTCGAACAACCATTCAAATTCATGGAACAAATTGCGGTAGAAACTAAAGGGAATTTCTTCGAGTCCAGAACTATGGAGTATCAAAAAGCTAAACTTAACGAAACTTTATCTTTCGATTCTGATTTCTAAAAAGTAGATTAAAGTTATGATGTCATTAAAAATTAAAAAAAGAGTCGGAGATGAAGTTGCCTTCAATCCGCAAAAAATTTACAACAGAATTAAAAGAGCCTCCAAGGGGTTAAACGTTAACTCAGATGAAATATTCATCAAGGTTATAACGTCTGTCCCAACCGAAGGAACTATAACTACAAAAGAACTTGACAAGCTCGTTTATGAGATTGCCGCCGCCTACACAGGTAGTCATCACGACTATTCTCGTTTAGCCGCGTCGGTGGCAATTTCAGCTTATCATAAAGATACTGACCCAAGTTTTTCTAATGTAATGCATACACTACACGTTGATGGGGTAGTTCACGATGATTTGATGGCAAAGATAGAAGAGTACGGGTCGTCTAAAATTGACGAAGTCATCAATCATGAAAATGATTATAACTTCGATTATTTCGGTTGGAGATCTTTACAGGAAATGTATTTGTTGAAAACTCCTGAAGGTAGAGTAATTGAAAGACCACAACATATGTATATGAGAGTGGCTTTGTGGGTTACTAACACTTTTGAAGAAGCTGTTGAATACTATGAGTCCTTATCAAATCAGCGTATTTCAAAGGCGACTCCGATCATGATCAATTCAGGAACCAAAGTTCCTCAATTAGCGTCTTGTGTACTACATTATAATAATTCAGATTCAAGAGATGGTTTATTGAAAACCTTGAATGATATTTCGACTTATTCTTCTGATGCAGCTGGTATTGGATTATGTATGTCAAACATCAGAAGTAAAGAAAGTAGAATTAAATCTTCAGGTGGATTCGCAGGTGGTTTGTTGAAGTATTTGAAAATTGTAAACGAATCATTGAGGTTCTTTAACCAACAAGGAAGAAGACCTGGTAGCGCGGCCATCTACTTAGAACCGTGGCATAAAGACATTTTCGATTTGTTGGATATCAAAAAAAATACTGGCGCCGAAGAATTAAGAGCTCGAGATTTATTCACAGCACTTTGGATTCCTGATAACTTTATGAGAGCTGTAAAGAACAATGAAGATTGGTATCTTTTCTGTCCTAATGATATTATCAAAGCGGGAATCAAACCTTTACAAGAGTGTTATGGTGATGAGTACGAACAAAACTATCAGAAAGCTATTGATTTAGGTTTAGGTAAGAAAATCAAAGCACAAGAGGTCTGGACAAAAATTGTTGAATCTCAAATTGAGACTGGTGTTCCTTATTTGTGTGCTAAAGATAGTGCTAATAAAAAGACGAACCATCAAAATATTGGTGTTATCAAACAATCAAATTTATGTAATGAGATTTACCAGTATACAGATGAAGAAACAACTGCAATTTGTACGTTATCTTCTATTGTTCTGAAAAATTTTATTGTTGATGGTAAGTTTGATTATAAGTTGTTAATTCAAGAAGTTAGAAAAGCCGTCAAGGCGTTGAATAATGTAATTGATAAGAACAACTACTCAACACAGAAAGGACTCAAAGGCGGTTTAGAACAAAGAGCTATTGGGATTGGGGTTCAAGGACTGGCTGATGTGTTTTATCTTATGGATTACATCTTTACCTCTGATGAGGCTAAGGTTTTGAATAAAAATATTTTTGAAGCAATTTATTACGCAGCAATTCAAGAAAGTAATGATTTGTGTAAGAGAGGTATTAGAAAACCATATGACTTCTTTGAAGGATCACCGATGTCCAAGGGAATATTCCAATTTGATATGTGGGGATTGAATGAGAGTGAACTATTCTTAGATTGGGAAACATTGAAGAAAGATGTTCAGGAATATGGAGTTTGTAACTCATTGTTCACCGCTCAGATGCCTGTGGCTTCCTCGGCAAAAATCACTGGTTCGTTCGAAATGACAGAACCAGCACACTCAGCACTATTCAATAGAAGAGTTGTTGGTGGAGAGATTATGATCGTAAACAAATATCTGATTAACGATTTCGAAAAAATTGGTATTTGGTCAGAAGATTTGAAAAACGAAATCATTTTGAATGAAGGATCAATTCAAGGTATAAACTTTAATCAATATCTTGACCCTGAAGACAAAAATTATTTGAAGAAAGTAAAAAGAATTGAACATTTAATTCCAAAGTACAAAACTATTTGGGAGATATCACAGAGAGAATTGATCAATATGGCTGCCGATCGAGCACCATTTGTTGACCAGTCTCAATCTATGAACATCTACATGGCTAATCCATCTTTGTCAAAAATTACTTCTTCACACTTTCACTCTTGGGAAAAGGGATTGAAGACCTTGTGTTATTATGTAAGAACAAAGGCTATATCGACAGGAGCTAAGCATTTGGCGGTTGATATTTCAAAAATTCAAAAACCAAAACCTCAACAAGAGGTACCCAAAGTAGATTATAGTAGTATGAATTTACCACCAAAACCTGAAGGTATTGAAATCGAATGTTTTGGATGTTCATCTTAAAACAATTTAAATCCCAACATAAGTTGGGATTTTTTATTTTGGGCTATTTATAAGGAAACTAATCGAAGTATATTTATCTTTATGGCGAAC